GATGGATATACTCAGTCAACAACAATTATTGATGGTGCAATGATTTATAACACTACCGACAACGAATTTCAAGTGAGAAAAGGTGGAGCATGGGTTAATCTATCCACTTCATAGACTTTTTTAAATTATATACATACCTTTGGTATGGTTGTCGAGGAGGCTATAAGTCAATAAAGAACCAGTCAGCAAACTGTCACACAAGATCCCACATGGGATCTTTTTTTGTTATAATAGGTGTATCTAAGATTTATTTGATGCAACTAAGACCCCACCAAGAGAAAGCGATTAAGGCAATGTCAAGGCACGACAAAGGACAAGTGATTGTTCCTACTGGTGGTGGCAAGACGATTTGCATGATACAGGATGCCATTGAGCAATTCAAGAGTGACAGACTCAAAACTATTGTAGTAGTTGCACCTCGTATTCTATTGGCAAATCAGTTATGTGAAGAGTTCCTTGAGTTCATTGATGATGTTGACGTACTTCATGTTCATAGTGGAGAGACACATCATGACAGTACAACTAAGTCTCAAGTGATTGAGGAGTGGTATTGGGCAAGTAAAAAACATCAACTCATATTCACTACATATCATTCTCTACACAAGATACAGGATGCAACTGCAATGTTGCCTGATACTGTATATTTTGATGAAGCTCACAATGCTGTTCAAAAGAACTTTATTGAAGCAGTTGAGCATCATTCAATGTATGTGGTTCGCAACTATTTCTTTACAGCAACACCAAAACATTCATTCACACCTTTCAAGGCTGGTATGAATGAGACAGATATATTTGGTGGTGTTATTTGTAATGTTGGAGCCCCTAAGTTAGTCAAGCAAGGTTACATATTACCACCCAAAGTTGTTATTAATAAGATTGATTTACCTGATGATGACAGATTTGCATACGAGCATGATAGAGATTGCGTATTAGATACGATTGATGCTCAAGATGTAGATAAGATTTTGATTTGTGCAAGATCAACAAAACAGATTATCAATCTAGTGACTCATTCAACATTCGTTGTTGATCTCATATCTCGTGGTTATTCTTGGTTAATGATTACATCAAAAACTGGTGCAGTTATTGATGGCAAGAAAGTTGATAGAGAAGAGTTTTTCAATACTTTGAATAGTTGGGGTAAAGATTCCAGTAAGAGATTTGTTGTACTACATCATAGTATATTATCTGAAGGTATCAATGTCAAAGGACTTGAAGCTGCAATGTTTCTAAGAAGTATGGACTACATTACTATTAGTCAGACTATTGGTAGAGTCATTCGCAAAGGAGACGAGAGTAAGACATTCGGATTATTATGTGTTCCTGTATATGATAAGGTTGGTATATCTACATCACGCAAAGTACAGGCAGTTGTTGATACTGTATTCAACAAAGGCGAACCAGCCATTAGCGTGGTAAGAAGTTAATGAGCCCTCTAAATTGTCCTATTGATGAATACAAGAACTAAAATGCCAACATATCACGTTAAATGCTCAGAGACAGTAGAGTTTACTGTAGCTATCGAAGCAGAATCCCCACAGGAAGCAGAAGAACTTGCACTTGCAGACATTAACTCTCATGAAGTTATTGCAGAGTCAACAACCGATTGGGATATTGACGAAATTATACTGGAAGATGAGGAGTGGTACAACAAATGAACTCAACTAAACTAACACCACAACAACTTGGCGATCTCAAACGTGAGTTTGCTAATCTAATGGTCGGGGATATGACACCCAAAGAATTGTTTGAATTTGCAATTCACAGAGTTACTTGTGATGTTGCAATGATGAAGCAAGATGAACTTAAAGATCATATCTCAGAGTATGATGAATTTGCATACGAGATTCTTGAGGATTATGTAACAGATACAGTTGGTTCTTATGGAATCTATCAAGAGTTTTTAGAGGAGAGACACGCAAACGATTGGATTGACAACTAATGGAAAAACTTACATTCAACAATGAACAGTTAGAGTTCCTTAAGTTTATCGTACAGGACTTTGAATACAATGATGACCACGAAAGGTATATGATTGAGCAGATTGAAAACAAAATCTATCAAGCACAGGAGAACCAAATGCTTAAAGTTATCGGAGGTATGTCATAATGCCACTCATTAATTTCACAAAAGACCAACTCTCAATAATTCAGACAAGTCTTGAAGCATCACTCAAATATGCTGATAGCGAATATATTGAGTTAGTTGATGAGATCATTAAAGAGATCAAAGAAAATACCAGATTTGGAGGAAATTTATGAATTTCACAAAAGATCAACTCTTGGCTTTAATGAACACTATTGATTTTGCCACAGATAATGATGCTTCATACGAAGAGTATACCATTATTAAAAGTGGCACAAGTGACCTTGAATTAATCAGAGATATTCTTTATAATGAGTATATACATCAAACACAGTAATTATGAAACTATTAGTTACAGCAATTTCTTTAGACTTTGAAACAGACAATGATTTCTACAGAGTCAAACCAGATGAGCAAATTGAAATTGAACAGGATGTACTTGGTATTTGGGAAGTTGAGTCAGAGGATGACTTAGTTGACAAAATATCTGACACTATTGGATGGTGTGTCAACTGGATTGACTACCAACCAAATGCACCCCACTCTCTAACATCATTTCTATAGGAGACTAAAATGGCAATGACCCCCAAAGAACTTATTGAAGCAGTTTATGAAATTGCATTTGGAGAAGATGCCCACCTTAGAGGATTTTTTCCAGAGGAGGTAGTTGAGAGACTACAGGAATTTTCAGATGGTTCAAATCCAATTTTGATTGAAGAATCATGGCATCAAGTAAGAGAACTCAATGAATCTCTCAGAGAACTATCAGATGAGGATTTGGTAGATCAGAGAGATAAAATGATTAATCAAACTGTTAGCATTATGAACTCACTTGAGGAGATAGGTACAGAAGAATGAAAACTATTAAACTTACTGATGACCAGTTCGACACACTATTTGAATTTGTCGATCAAAAAGTAGAATTTATTGTTGACAAGTCAGTTGAATACCAAGATTCAGAAATGTTAGATGATTGGGGAGACTTGTTAGACATTCACACTATTTTGGAGTTAGCAGCCAAATGAATGAATTGAGACTACCACCTGATACACCTATTCAATATGAAGAAGGTTTATGGGAACTATGCACAGACCGAGCATACGAAATGATGAGACACAGGAGACAATTTCTTGATGATGAAACTTATGATTATCAGTTAGAATACTGGACTACCAAAATTTTTCAAGCAAACCAACACCTTAAAGGAGAAGATTAATGACACAGCATTTTTTACAGGAGTTGTTGTTGCAATTCCAACTTCACTTGTGATGATGAAGTTACTGAACAGCTCACTATTCATTAATAATAGTGATTTGGCAGATATGAACCAAAAAATATCTGTAATTATCACTCAATTAGATGATTACAGAGAAGAGAGGGAAAAACTCTTTAATGTATCAAATGATACCAAATAAGTCCACTCAGAATCGCCTGTGGCTGCCTTGAAATTTGACTCAGGTATGATAGTAAGGCCCCCAAAAGCGAAAATCAAGACCAAATGTGCCACTTTGATTAGTTGCACACCAAACCTACTAATTGGCACACTTATTCACTATAATAAGTATATAACAAAAGGAGAAACCCCCAAATGGTCAAACTTGGTTCTAACGTCAAATCAAAAATACATGATGATCTAACTGGTCATGTTGTAGTTTATCAACCACTAAACAACTATGCGGTTGTTATGACAGACATCATTGAGTATGAAATGATGACAGTTGAATGCTTCCTATCAGACTTGGAGGCAGCGTAATGAATTTTAGTTTAGAACAAAACGTGGATATTCTCAGCGCCTATCATGTTGAGAGATTTACACACTTGAGAGATAACAAACAGTATCAAGATGCTGATGCCATTGCTCAAGAATACATTTGTAATGGCGAAGTTGAAGATGATAACTATCAATGGTTGTATGTAAACTATCAATTTGAGGAGGCAAACTAATGATACATTCAGAAAGTTTTGGTAGAGCATTTTGGTTAGATGATGATAACGAGGTATGTTCAGCACCTTGGCGTGTAGATGGTACAGTTGATACCGCTCAAATGGATT